CGGAACGGCGGGAAGTGCTGGGGCATATGTTGAGTATGTTGTGGAGCAAGATTCTGTAGCTACTTATTATTATTGCGCAAATCACTCAGGAATGGGCGCAGCGGCTTATGCAACGACTGTTTCTGGTGGCGGCGGTGCATCGACCTACACAGGGGCTTTTGCATTAGACACTTTTGCCGATGATCTCACCGCTGCGGGTGCTTCATTGAGAGTTGCAAATTTAGATGCTTACGCCAGAGCGGTTAGAATAAGAGGGTTAGACACCTCAACAAAGGCTATTTTTGGTATAAACCACCAAAGTCAAAACAGTGCTGGAAATCAAGGCCGTCATACTTTCACCTGTCTTTCGGCAAACCAAACCACAGGCGCTATTGTGCGCGAATCTGTCATGACTTTTGATGTTAATAGCGTTTCTGTTTCGGATTATTCAACTTTTACTCAGGCTTCGGATGAATGGACGGGAAAGTATACCTATCGCGGAAACATCCCAACAAATAATTCATCTCACCTATATTCGTATCACAGAGTATTAATAAAAAGTGACACTCAAGGCGTTTCTGCGCATGTGGTAGCAACTTATTACCCAACTGATAACCAAAATACAACAGGGTCGTATGTTGCTCCATCAGAGCGTAGACACGGCGGGGCAGTCGAACATTTTTTGGGTCACTATAACTCAAGCTCCCAGGCGGTTGCGTTGCTTTACGATTATCCGTACAGCACTACATCCGTCTCTAGTATGAACTATGCTGATAGTGCTGATATTACATTAGCGGGTTCTTCAAATGGTAACCAAGTGGACATTTTCAACCAGTGGGATGTCACAAACGAGCCATATTACACCGCCTTCCATTCTTTCATAGAAGGACTATACGCTCGAAATAGAACAACTAACTCTTGGACTAACTTAGGCGCATCGCTTACAAGAAGCAACAATTTCGCTGCTTTTATGCTGTCAAATGGAAGCATTATGCTTAAAGCAGGTGATAATTCTTGCCACCATATTACTTCTTCAGGGGTTATTTCAGAAGTACCCTCATCCTCACAGTTACTTACAGGCAGTGTTGCAATTAAGAATTTTAGTAAATTTTGTTTGAATATAGGTACTGACGAATGGTTACAATTTTTGCCTAATTCAAAGGCCTTAAAATTTACAATTAACCCAAGTAATGGTTACGCGACACTCTCGAATGTTAAAGTAATAGGCTCAATCGAATATGCAGCTTTTGATCAAAATTTTCATCAAAAAAGGGGTCTGTGGTCTGCGATGTCGCCCACCACGACAGGCACTGGTGCAACACTTTTCACGTTTGGTAACGAACACGCAAGCGGCCCAGGATATGGCAGATCAAAAGCTATGTTTATCGGAGCTTCACAGACAGATAAAACAATAAACGCCGCAACGTATGATATTGCATCCATTGCGGCTGAACTAACGTACCCATAATAGATAGGAAAACAAAATGGCATTTTCATCAATGGCAAAACTTCGAGAAGCGCGAAATGCAGCTTTAGCCAACTCAGATTTTTACATGCTGCCTGACTATGAGGAGCAGATGCCAGAGCTTCGCGCTGTCGCAGTAGGTCTTTATCGCCAAGCCCTTCGAGATTTCCCATCCACGCTTACGGCAGCGGATGATGGCAGCTACGATCTGTCAGACGTTGATCTGCCAGTTTTGGTATAATTATTAACTCGGGGCGCATACTTACTTGCGCCCCGATTTAACTTAAATGTTGAAAGATACGACAGACAATGGACAAGAGAACAGTAGCATCCGCGCATGAGCGTATTGATGGACTTGAAAAGGAGGTGATCGCTATTCAAACTGAAGCAAGAATTCAGTTTAAGGATTTGTTTATCCGCGTCAAACGCATGGAAAGCATTATGCTGGCGGCAACTGGTTCTATTATCGCTTTGCTTGTCGCAGTCCTTTTGAAAATGTGAAATCATGGCAATTGTAGAAGTCTTAGCGTTAGCTGGAGCCGTTACCAGGATTGCGGGTAGCATTTCCGCTGCTGTCAAAGCGGGCAAGGATATGAATTCTCTTATGCCCAGTTTCGGTAAGCTCGCCAAGCTTGAGGCTGATATTAATTTAGCGGAAACTGGAAAACACAAAGGTCCACTAGGTCGGCTTACGTCTAGCGAGGAAGAAGGGTTTGCGATTGCCCAGGCTAAGATAGCGCACAGAGATGCACAGAATTTGTTACGCGAAACGTGCCAACTTTATGGTCCGTCTGGAATGTGGGATTTAGTTGTGCGCGAAACTGCATCAGCACGGTTAAGACAGAAAAAAGCTTTAGATGAAGAAGCCGCTAAACGTGATCGTATCTTTTATTTTTTAACGGTTCTAGCGGGTGTTGCTGTGTTTGCGATTGGAAGTGCCGGTTTAATTTGGGGTGCTGCAATACTAGCGGAAAGGGTCAAATAATGAATACTAAATTCACACTTGGCGATTTAAATTCTGACGGTGTAATCGATGCTCAAGAATGGCAGAAACTTGCACTAGAAGATCGCTGGCGTCAGATTAACGACAATGACAGCAAGCGCGACATACAACGCCGTTTAACGGTGGCTTGTGCGTCAGGTATGCTTCTTTACCCGTTTGCAATTATAGGGGCTTCTTGGCTTGGATTAAACACTGCTGCAACTTTAATTAGTGACATAGCAGCAGTGTACGTCGTGGCGGCATCTGGTGTCGTAGTTGGATATTTTGGTTTTAATGCAATGGAGAGTAAAAATGCTGCAAGCACTGATCGGTCCAGTAGCTGAATTAGCTGGAGGGTGGCTTAAAGGTAAGGCTAACGTTCAAGCAGCCTCTGCAAATTTGAAGCTAGTCGAGGCAGAAGCAAAAGCCACCATAATGAAGTCCGCCGCTACGTCAGAGGCGGATTGGGAAAAGATTATGGCGCAAGGAACGCAGAATTCGTGGAAAGACGAATATCTGGTTTTGTTATTTTCAATCCCCTTAATTCTAGCATTTTTGCCCTTTGAGTGGGCAGACCAGGCCGTATCAAATGGGTTTGCTGCACTAGATACGATGCCAAGTTGGTACTCATACACTCTGGGCGTGATTGTCGCCAGTAGCTTTGCCGTAAGGTCTGCGACTAAGTTTTTTGGAGGTAAGAAATGAATAAGAATTGGGAAGCATTTTTTGAAATGCTAATAAAGCATGAAGGTGGTTTTACCGACGATCAACGCGACAAGGGAAACTCGCAGGGCGATGGACACGGCAATGTGGGAAGTACGATGCTGGGCGTTACTTCTTGGAATTGGGCTAAGTACACTGGAAAGCCAGCTCCAAAAGAAGTTATGCGTGAGCTAACATCTGATGACGTAAAGCCGCTTTACAAAAAAAACTATTGGGACGCCATTCGTGCGGATGATTTACCTTCTGGTGTCGATATCAGCTGCGCAGACCTTTGCGTTAATGCTGGGCCAGGTCGTGCCGCCAAGGTTTTGCAACGCGCAGTGTCAGCAACGGTTGACGGTTCTGTAGGGCCACAAACGGTTTCAGCAACTTACGACTTTGATCCGATTTTTGTTCTCCAAAAGTATTATGATGGACGTGAAGCATTTTATAGAAGCTTAGATGACTATAAAATTTACGGAAAAGGATGGTCTAGGCGCAATAGAGAAACGCTAGAGAAGGCTGTGGAATTGGTCGATGAATAAAGACAAACAATTCACTGAGCTTGGTCAAAAAATTGAGGCTGCAAAAAGGCAAAAGAAAGCTATTGAATGCAGAACTTCTTTTTTGGACTTTGTTAAGTACACTATGCCGGACGCTGACGATCCTGATGACATCGAAATTTCTATGTTTAAAGACGCAAAGCACCATAGAGCGCTGGCGAAGGTTTTGGAAAAAGTGGAAAAAGGTCACATACCGCGATTGATTGTATGTATGCCGCCGAGACATGGTAAGTCTGAATTGATTAGCCGCCGGTTTGTTCCCTGGATACAAGGAAAAGATCCGTACCGCAGCGTTATCTTTGCCACGTACAACGAGGATTTTGCAAAAGATTTTGGGGCTGACGTGCGCAACATAATGTCTATGCCGCAGTATAAACACGTATTTCCCAATCATACCTTTCGCAAAGGCGGCGCGTCTAAGTCTCGTATTCAAATGGGTTCTGGTGGAATGTCTGTGTTTGTTGGTCGTGGGGGTTCAATAACTGGACGTGGTGGCGATTTTGTCATTTTGGACGACCCAATAAAGGATAGCCTAGAAGCAAACAGTCCAGCTTTACGAGAACAGCTTTGGCAGTGGTTTACACAGGTTTTGATGACACGTTTGATGACAGCATCAGCTTCTATTGTTATTGTGCAAACGCGATGGAACGAGGACGATCTGGTTGGGCGTCTTACTGATCCAACAAACCCACACTACACGGAGGAAGAGGCGTCCAAGTGGAAGATTATTAACCTCCCTGCCCTTGCTGAAGATGATGATCCTCTTGGGCGCAAACCTGGCGAATTGTTGTGGCCTGAGAG